TCAGCAGACAATTTTGCGAAGTAGTCAAATACCCAATCCTTGAACTCAGCGTCCATAGTCTCTGGGTTGTTCTGACCTTTCTTCAAAAGAAGACCACGGTAAGAAGACTCAAGAGCGTTTTTACAGTTTAAGAAAGACCACTTGTAAGTAGTTACAGTCATTTCTTTTTCACCGATTGTAGCAGCAGAGTTGCCGTCAAACACACAAAGGTCTGAACCGAAAGATAATGTAGCGTCAAAGATTGGTACGTTTACCTTAGCTTTAACACCATCTACAAGACGGAAACGGTTTAATACCGCTGCCGATTTTACCATAGTATCAATGAAGAGGTCTGGACGTCTGTCACCGTATGGCAAGTTTGATATTACTATACTCATTTTATTTTAATTTAAGAGGATTCGTTTAATTAATTTACAATAATTACTTGCGGTTAAAGAAGTTGTTAATCATATCTACCTTCTCAGAAGTGATACCATTAAAAACTACTGTCTTGTCTTCTACTGTTTCTTCAACTTCTTCAGCCTTTTGTTCAGCAGCAAATTGCTCCTCAACCTCAGCTTCGTTAGTTTCTTCTTCAGCAGTAAATTCTTCAGAGACTTCCTCAGCAACTTCTTCAGTAGCTTCGTACTTGTCATCCTTCATTTCTTCTTTCTCTTCCTCCTCTTTGTGTTCAGGAGAGTGAGCCATTTCTTCTTCTTTTTCATCTTCTTCTACAGCAGAGTTCTCTTCTTGAGACTCACCCATAGATGCGATGTGCTTTTGAATCATTTCAATGGCTTCTTTCAAATCAGAAACACCAGCGAACTTATCTTCAAAAGATGTCACAGCTTCAAGGAGCGAGTTGTTCTCGTTCTCCAAAGCTTCAATTCTTGCTTCGTACTTGTTAGTCATCGTCTCAAATTGAGCCTCCAACTTACCAAGTTCTTTGCCAAAACTAAATTCGTTCATTTGTTCTTCGTTATTAATTGTTGGTTTAATATCTGCCTTAATCTCAATAGAGAAACCATTTATCTCTCCATTTTCAATTGCAGTAAATAATTCGTCAGACTCAATCTTTGCCTTCACGAATACGGTTCCGTTTGGTAGCTTGTAACCATAGTCCACAGACTTATCGTTATCACTCTCCTTGGTCCAAACTTCAAGCATCACTACATCGTCAGTATCGTTCTGATGGTTAATGCCAAATGCGTTAAATAACCCTTCCTTAGAATACTTGTACATAATCTCTTGGATTGTCTCCGCAGTAAAGCGTACATAGTAATATCCCATTTCGGGTGAGAAGCGTAGGATTTCCTTGTTAGGAATCATAATCGGTCCTACAACCTCTTTCTTCTTTTCATCAGCAAACATCTGTACCTTCTCTACTTCATTGAAGTGGATGAAGTCTTCCTCAATAGCGGGCTTATCTACAAGAGAAATCTTGTACATCCCTTGAGCGATGTCTTCTAATGATATATCAAATAATGGTAAGTTATCCATTCTTCTTTGCTTTTTTATGCCACTTTGGTAGCAGGTCATTATCTTGTACATACTTTGGATTAGACGGTCTTCCGTTCTTTACCAAGTACATAAATGCGTTTAGTCGGGCAAGTCCCCATTGTGTAGCACTTGTAACCTTTGGTGAGTGTCCTGTATTGAACGCACCCATACCACGAAGTACAACACGCTTTGCAGCTCCCATACCTACCTTCTTATCGGGGTACTTTTTATTGTAAGCGTCTACCTTAGTCTTTATAGACTTAAGAACTTTTTCAGATAGCTTTCCGCCTTTTCCAACACCTTTAGGATTCTTGTTAGGAGTATCGCTCTTAGGTGCTTTGGGAGATTTCTTAATGCTTCCATCCTTTCCTTGTGTAGCATAATCATCCTTGACTTTACGGTCACCCCACGGGACGTCAGCCACATCAGCACTTGCTTTAACTGTTCCTTTTCGTATGCTTTCAGCTTTTCTAATTGCCCAGTTAACACCGCTTGTTCCTCCCCAACCAAGCCAAGCCACATAGCCTCTATCTTTCCAAGGCGTGTCCTTATACTTAGGGTCAATCGCAGCATTCTTTCTATGGCGATTAAAAGCAGCCATTCTTGCAATAGTTTCATACGATAGTTTTCTTTTTGATGCTAACTGGTTAGCACGAGTCCAACCCACAGAAGTCATTCCCTTGACTTCTTTTCCGTACTTCTTCTTCCACTCAAGAACTTTCTTGGCGTTGTTAGTAGCAGATTGTGGGTAGTCGTTGTATGTAGCCATCAAATTAATTTACAATTATTGTAATATCCCTTCTATAGTAATGTAAGCGAAATCATCGTACACTTCACCGCTTGCACTCTTAACAAGTATTCCGCCTGGAGTTATTCTTGTAGCTGATAAGGTCTGTAAGAAGAAGTCTAATGAAGCAAGGTTAGATGTAGGCACAACCATATCAAACTCTATACGAGGGTTCTCGCTCTGTAGTATTTTTTCAGAAGTAGCAAAAATGTTGTCGTAGGTATCTGTTGTATCCCCGTTTTCATCTTCAAACATAAGGCTCCACCCCGCTGTGTTATAAGAAAACAATCTTCCGTTAAATATGTGTTGACCACCGATGTTGGTGCTTAAAGGAGATAAATCTACATTTGAAAATATTATCTGACTTTCGGTTTTCATTTTATCATCTTGATAAAAACCTTTTAATGTAGAGTATGGAACCATCATATTAGTTCTATACAAAGGCTTATCTAAATACGCAAACCTTAAACCAACATCTTTATTTTGAGTAAATATGTTCTCCGTAAACCCTAACTCTCTTTCACTAAAAGCATCGTAGTTAGCGGTGTCATCATAGTTTGGAGACTCTTCTCCACATACCGAGCGATAGTATATAGATGATTTTAAATCTATCTTTAATTCAACTATACCCTCTGAGTTCAGCTCTTGAGTGGTAGAGCCTATCGTTATATCATCGTTGTTTAAATCGTCAAAGTAAAGATTGTAATCCTTGTTGTTTATCTCAAGAGTTTTAACTTTATCGCCACCATTACTTATCTTAACTGACTTTAAGTCATCAACCAAAGAGTTAATGTTCTGGCTTCCTGTTCTAACCACAGACAGCGGGTCTATACGAAGAACGTTTATTCCGTTGTCAAACTCATAAAACAAGCCACAATCAAATCTTTTAAGAATCGCAGGGAGTATTTCCGATACTGTTAAAGGAGATGTTTGGTTAATTGAATCCTCAATAGAAAACTCATCATCAGTCTTATATATAAATGTGTCGGCATTAGATTCAAATTTAATATTTAACAAAGCGTAATCACCACTGCCGTCTGGCCGACCTATTCTTGTTATAGCTTTTTTAATATCATAAACCTCAAAGACATCTTGAACGAGAGGAGCCACGCCTTGATAATAAACTATTGGACTTGTTAATTTAGTATAACTATCAACGTATGATATTTTTAACGAACCCTCTAAAGGCTCAAGGAAATAGTTAACACTATACTCGCTTCCCCCGTTTACAGCCATTTCAATATCCGAAGGAAAGTAAGCTGTTAAAGGCTCAAATGTCAACCTATCAAAAAACGGTACATTTGGCCCAAGTAAAGTAGGTATTTGATTAGATAAAGGGTCTCCACACTTAAAGTAATCAAAGTCTCCAATATTACTTACTGATATATCATTTTTATTAGAATATCCTTCTAAAGCATTTGTTATGTTTGATGTGTTTAAAACTATATCATTACCCGATACGTCTTGTAATGGTATTTTCTTTACCATTGTACCGTCTTCATAGATTCCAATATTTACTGTCCAAGACATATCAGAATCAACATCTTGAAACAGTATACTCTCAACCATTTTATCCTCTTGAATAACTGGTATCTCGTACTCTAAATCATTAATAGTTACTGGGGAGTTATTTGAAAGACTAAGAGAAGCATTAAAAGAAACTTTCGGGCAAAAGAAGCCTCTTATACCATCTTCATCAAGACCGTTTACAAAATCATAGGGATAGAAACCCATACGTTTATCTGCACCCCATTCTTGAAGAGAATATAAAGGATTCCCCTCTCCATCAGTACCGTAGTTACCTGCGGTTTCCATAGAACCCCACCAATCTGTATGGATTTCTTTTATAGTATTATCTAATTTGGTACAAGATTCAAGACTTTTATTTGTACCCGCCCAAGCTGGCGATTGCCTAACCACAAAAGACCTTCTGTTTACATCTTGCTTTGCGAGAAGTTGTGACGGAACAACCATATGTAGCTTCTGCGCTTGAAAATCGGGGAATGCAGGACTGGCTGCATACTGGCCTAAAGCGAATAACTTTGAGTCAGCCCTAACAGGAAATGCTGTGCTATTTAAATATTGACCTATGTATTCAAGAAATCTTGGCACAGAGAACACAGGCATAATACCCGTCCTATTTAATCCAGGACCGTACTCTAAAAATTGACGAGCAGCGTAACCAAACTTTCCGTCTACATCGTTGCAAAAATCAACGTAAGGAAAAGATATTGGCCTTGTATAATCTGGATTTTGTCCTATGGTTCCCGCCTCACCACTGTTTGCTGTAGTATTTAAAAAGTCTGCAAATGTGTGTCGGTTTCTATAATAAGGTGTAGTTTCTCCATATAGAGTTCCTAACTCAAGACCACTCATTTCTGCTAAATACTTTGATAGAAAATCTTTTAACTCTACCTCAATATAAGATTGAGCTGAGTTATATTCAAAAGAAATAACATTGAGTATACCCGCTATCTCTGTTGAATTACTTCCGTATACTGTAATCTTAAAGTAGAAATCATTCTTTGGAAACTCTCCTGCGGGAGATGTTATAGGCTCAAAGTCAAACCTATTAGATGACTTGTTGTTAGTTGTTAGCGGTATACGAAGTTTAGTGTAAAATGGTAGCTTTACCTTGTCAATATCTACGCTGTCGTAGAAATCTAAATCATATTCTAATTGCTGTTCTGGAAACAGGTCAACTTCATAATAGCTATTGGCTAAGTTGGTCCTGCTAATCTCTAACTTAAACTCCATACTAACGAGTTGCGATATTAAATTCTAAAGAAGACTTAAACTTATTGTTTAGCGTGTCCAATGATATATCTGATAGACCTACACCATATGCCTTATTATCACATAAATCAGCAAAAGCTACATTGGGGGGTGTTATTATAGATGATGCCACGCCAAAATATTCGTTTTTCTTAGTGGGTATAATCAGAGAGTAGGATGTGTTTGAAGCATATTGACTATAAGCCTTTGAGTACAATCCATTATCCACATCTATACCTATTCTGTATACGCTTGTTTCGTATACATCTGCGCTATTGTATTTGAATATAGTAGCTGTTATCCCCGAAGGTCCCACAGGGTAAATGTTTTCATCAAATGTAAACTCCCCTGTAACTGGATTTGTGCAAACACCATAAACAGCTTTCTCATACACATCGGTATACACGATTCTAACAACATCCCTTGCTTGGTAATTACCTGTGGGAGACACCTCTTCTAAAGTGTTATCACTTGTTTTGTCTAAAGCTACAGCATTATATTGTGCTGCGATGCCTTGCTTGAATACTAAATCAGCCATTATATTCTGTCGTTTCTATCTCTAATTCTACGTTCTGTAGCGTTACCACGCAAGTCTTTGTCTGCAACATAAGCTCTTACAGGCTTACTTGTCTGAATCGCTGTTGAGGTAGTAGCCTCTGCGATAGCCTTTAGGTAATCTACACTTTCATTTAATGGTGAAGAAACTAATCCTCCTTCTGCAAATTTCATACTACCGACAGTAGGGTTTAATTTACCTGATTTATTTATTCGTTCAAGTAAGTCTCTGTGCATAGATGTGGCTCTCTTGTTGACAACATACTCTCCACCTTCCATTTCATATCCTCCTCTACCTTGCACGGTAAATGGCACACCTCCTTGGTCGTGTGAAGGGCCGTTTACAATACCCCCGTCAGCAAACTTTTTATCATAATATTTTCTTTGATTGATAGCAGATATCTGAGCTGTTGTTTGTGCAGCAGCAATACCAGCACCTATAGAACCAACTATTATAGCTGTAGCAGGTTCGTAGTTTTTAAATGCTTCTATGTACGCTTGTGCAGCAGCTTCAATACCTTCTAATCCTGCATCGTTTCTATCTTGTCTTTTCTTAGCGTTAAATACATTTCTTTCTATAGCATTCTCTTCTGCTACTTGAGATTTTCTTAACTCATTTTGTTTTGACCTAAATTGAGATTCTGTTATTAATTGATTGTCTAATTGAGATTTTAATATGTCATCTTCTATCTCGTATCGGTTTTTAATAACATCAAGTTGAGCCTCTGATGAAGCCTTAACATTCTCAAGAGCTGTGTCATTAAAGGCACCTAAGGAGTCTCCTAAAGCACTAACGGCTTGCATAGCTAAGTCAGCCCATTCTGTTTCCTTAAACTCATCTGTAAAGTCCTTCCAATTCTTTTTACCCTCGTCCGCTCCAATTGTAAGGGCATCAAAGTTTATAATTAGGTTTTCAAAGAATGTTTCAAGCTCTTTAGATGTTCCTGCAAATGTTTTAAATGTTTCTATCGTTTCAACGAATCGTCTTCTCAATTCTCCTACAGCACGCTCGTAACCTTCTTGGCTAATTGTTCCTTGCTCTTGAGCTTTCTTTAATTCTTTTAACTCAGCAGAGTAATCTTTAAATGCTTTGGTGAGGTCGTTAATCACTTCACTTCCTAAAACCTCCGCTAATTTTTCATTAGCCTTAACTGCACGCTCTACTATGCTAATGTTTTCTTCATACACGGGTATGATATCCGAAATTGCATCAGCCGTTTCTTTATACGCTTGAGATACTGCGGCTTGTCTTTTTGCTTCTATGTCAGCACGCTGCTCGGCAGTTTCTGCTATTGCGGTTTGTTGTTTAGCTCGTTCATTGATAGATGCTACCAATTCAGCGGTAGCCTCGTTCTCAATCTTGATTCTCTCTTTTACATTTTCCTTTTCTTTTCTTACCGCCTTTTGTCTTTCTTTTTCTCTTTTTTTATTAATCTCATCTTCACTAAAGGAAATGTTAGTTAATTGGTCTAAGTAGCCTTGCAATGCTCCAACAAGACCTTTGTACTTTAGAATCTCATCTTCAGTTACCTCAACCATTTTAGACCTTATTCCAAATACATCTGTCTCTGTTTTTACTCCTGTTTTAATGATTGAGTTATACTCCTCTATCTGTGCATTTATTCTTTCCGCTGTAACATCTACTTCATCATTAACATTGATTTGGTCCTCAAAAGCCTGTGTCAATCTTCTTACCGATTCTTCATATTCATCAGTAGCTATAGTTTGACCTTCTGTTATTAGGGTTTGATTTTTAGACTCTTCAGCATACTCTTTAATAGAATCTCTTAATCCATCTACAGTATTTAGCACTCTTTGTGTTCCCAAAACAAAACCTCCAAGTCTTTTGGCTAATAGATTTGTAGGTGCAACAGCTCTAATCATTGCTATTTCGTAATCTTTCGCACTAATTCCTGAAAGCTCTAACGCTACGTCCACAGCATTTGCTCCGTCTACAACCTTATCAACACCTTCTGTAAACGCTTCAAATCCTACGTCATTTATTGTTTTAAACGACCTTGCTGTAGCAGAGCCTTTTGCGAATAACAAGTCTAATACACGCAAAAATAAATCACTCTCAGTAATAGACTCTCCAATACCAATTTGAAATTCTTTAAAGCTGGCTGTTAAAATATCTACCTGACCCGATAACGTATCTGCTTGTTCTGCGGCAGACTCAAACGCTCTGCCCTGCTCATAATACTTTCCTGTGCCTTCATCTAAAGTATCAATGTTCTTCAGAAGGGTGATTAATTGTGCTGCATTACGCTTACCTACTAAATCAACGGCTTCAGATAAAGATATGTTTTGCTTTGCTAACGAATTTAAAGAAGCCTCTACATCAGCACTTGTCTTCCCAAGCTCGGTAAATATACCACGAAGTCCCGTACCAACACGGGAAGCTGTAAATCCATTGTCAGCAAGAACTGCCATAGCCCCAGCCGTTTGCTCAAATGTTAATCCCAAGTTTTTAGCTATTGGACCAACATACTGAATTGCTGTACCAAAACTTTCAAAAGACAAAGCACTATTGTTTATAGATGTTACAAGAACATCACCAACAAATCCTGCTTGTTCAATAAGTAAATCAAACTGATTTATTACCTTACCTGTTTGTTGCGCTACAGCATCAAGTGGTGCGCCAAGGGCTTGAGCGGTAAAAGCAATTGCTTGTGTAGAAGCAACGACATCTTCTGCTGCAAACCCGAGCTTTGATAACTCAGTCTGAAGACCCACTACTTCTTCTGCTGTGAATTTAGTAGACCCCGCGACCTGAAGTGCATTTTTGCCAAGAGCTTCTACCTCTTCTGATGTGGCACCTGCTACTGCACCGAGGTTTGCTAATGATTTCTCAAAAATAACTGCTTGTTTAATAGAGCCTATGATAAGCTCGTTAAATATCTGTTGAGCAATATTTATTAATTTGTAAGCAGCTCCATATCTAACAAGAGTCCCTATTGCTGTTTTTAACTTTGTGGCAAAACTTTGATTAGTTTTGGTCGCTTCTTTTGTAAATTTATTTGACTTCTTTAAAGCGTCATTTACCTCATCGTGTCTTTTACGGTACTGAGGCATAAGCTTTCCACTAAGCTTGTCGTACTGCTTCTCAAGATTTTTTAATTCCTCAACCTGCTCTTTAGTAGCTTTACCATTTTTGTTTATGGTTTCAGTAAGCTTTAATATCTGCTTTTGCAGTTGTATTACTTTATTCTCAGCCATTTTATAATATATTTCCTATTACATCGTTTTGTATATCCACGAAAGTAGTGCCATACAATTCAATTAATCTGTTTGTTATTTTTATTTCCGCTCTTAACAAAGAAGCATCTACCCCTGTGCTTTTATCTTCAAAAGGACTTAGGAAATCTTTTTTGAGAATACCATTCTTACTTATGCCCCTTGCTATAATATAAGCTACAGACTTTCTTTCCCAATCTCTTTTAGCCTCTTTTTCTATTCCGTTCCTTGTTATTGTGAAACTCTTTCCCCTTGATTGCTTTACTTTAATCCATTCCGCAATCCTGTCTATATTAGGAAACCACTTTTTATCTGGGCTGTTCTTTGTTAAGTAAACATACTTTTGTTCAGCTAACCCGTATCTTAATCTTACAGCTATCTCTGTTGCTACAGGTGTTCCTTTAGGCCCAATCTTAGCAGTCTTAACTACAACACCACCCTTTTCAACAAGGAACCTGTCATCTCTTGATGGAAGTATACTCCCCGTTAATTGAGGATTTGAAAGCTCCCCTGTCGCAACAAGACCTTGTGACTTTATCTTCTTAACTATCTTTTTTATAATAGCAGACTTTCGGAACTCCTTTGCTACAGCAGCAACAACAATTACCTTAATAAAATTTTTATATTGCCCCTCGCTAAAAGCCATCTACGCTTCGTCTATGCCTCTTGTATACGGCTTGCGTGAAAGAACGATATCAAAGTCTGAGAACGCAGTGGTTACATTGTAATCCTCAAGCGGTGTGTTTAACAGCTCTACCTCATCAAAGTTTACATCTCTACCTAACTGCATAAGCTTGTCTTGCAATTGACCGATGATAAATATATTCTCTTCTATGGATTGTATTGAAGCGAGGCTATCGTCTTTTATTGTCTTGTCTAAGACCAATAATGAAAACGAAAGTGTATACACTGGTGAGTTTAAATCTCTTGATAGATTAGAAGAGCTTGGTATCAATACAAGTGTTCTGTAATCAAAATCGTATTGTTGCAAGTCATCTTCCGATGCAGCAAATATAAACTCATTGACCATAAGATGCCCATTAGCAAAGGACTTAATCTCATTGTAAAGGTCTGTTAGGTTGTTCATATTGTCTTTCTTTAATTTACAATTTACGCATTGCCTGTTGTTGGCGTTGCTCGGCAGACTCTATCTTGTTTTTCTGAGCAAGGTAGCTCATCTCGGGCATCACTATTGACATCTTTAACATATATATCTCATCGTACTTAGTTACATCTTCATTCGCTAACATACGAACTATAGAGTACCAGTACCATTGCTGACTAAACAAAGACTCATCTGTAGAGCCTTCCTCTTCATTTTCTGTTTCGTTTTCTTCAGGTGTCTCGTAAAAAACTCCTGAGAACTGCTTAAATAAAACAAACTCCCTTCTATCTAAAAACCTGCTAAGAACAGAGTACACTTCTTGTACAGGTGTGTTTAGTATGTTTTCTTTATTTCTTAACTCTTGAGCAACATCCTCATTATCAAACACTTCCTGATTCTTCGGTCTTATAAGAAGCTCTGCTAAAGCTAAATCATTTTCAGACTCTGTTTCAAACTTT